TAGTGACAGAATAACCAAAAACTAATTTATCGTAGTAACTATCAGATTATTATGTATAATTGTACTCAACTATTGTTGGAGTAAAGTAATGGCCTATCAAAAGACCACAGGATCAACAGGTGGCGTTAAAGTAGGATCAACCTATGACGAAGCAAGAACACGTAAAGTTAACGCTGAAGCTGAAGTGGCAGAACTGCACCTAGAAACCATACATGGTAGGTTAATGCCAACCGAAGACGTTATCAAGGAATGGGAAGGTGTACTAGTAGCACTCAAAGGTAAGCTACTAGCACTGCCATCAAAGATTGCACCCGTTCTCGCATCAGAGACCACTACTGCAGGATGTAAGTCAGTGTTGGAAGATGTGATTAACGAAGCACTAGAGGAATTATCGAGCTATGACCCCACAACAGATGTTGCTGAACACGCTGAAAGTGCTAAAGCCGCCGCCAAAATTAAGCGTAAGTCAGTGGGCCGATCAAGAAAGACGCCTTGACTCTCAAACCAGTGCCGAGCCTGGCAGGTGGTACACATCGAGAGCGGAATACCAGCGTGGCATAATGGATGCTTGCTCTGACCCGTCCATACCTGAAGTAGTAGTGATGGCGGCAGCTCAGTTAGGCAAGACCGAGGCTATCTTAAACATCATCGGCTTTCACATGGATCACGATCCAAGCCCTATACTTGTATTGCAGCCTACGCTGGATATGGCGCAGTCATTCTCTAAGGATCGTGTAGCCAACGGCCTAATCAAATCGACCCCTTGCTTAACGGCTAAGGTGAATGAGGCCCGTTCACGAGATTCTGGTAACACAACTCTGCACAAGCTATTCCCTGGTGGCTCTGTATCGATAGTGGGCGCTAACTCACCTTCAGGTTTGGCGAGTCGTCCGATACGATTAGTACTCTGCGATGAAGTGGATCGCTATCCCGCTAGTGCTGGCTCAGAGGGTGACCCTATCCAGCTAGCAAGGAAACGTGCGGCTACCTTTTGGAACCGTAAGATCGTGATGGTGTCTACGCCGACCAACAAAGGCAACAGCCGAATCGAGTTTGCATACGAACACTCTGATCAACGTAAGTATTACATACCGTGCAAGCACTGCGAACATCTGCAAGTAATGAAGTGGAAGAACGTAAAGTGGATTGACGATGATCCTGACACCGCTAAGTACGAATGTGAGGAATGCGCTGTCTTATGGACTGACGCTGACAGGGTATGGGGCATCCGTAACGGGGAATGGCATGCGACCAAGGAGCTAAAGGGTGTGGCTGGATTTGCCATATCTGCACTTAACTCACCGTGGACGCCATTACCTGATGGAGTTAGGGACTTCTTGCTGGTTAAGAAGAATCCTGAGCAATTGCGGGTATGGACTAACACGTATCTTGGCGAGACTTGGGAAGATCAGGGCGAGACAGTAGATGACTATCTGTTGTATGAGCGCCGTGAGGAGATGAAGTACATACCAGAGGAGGTAGTGTTCCTTACTTGTGGCGTTGACGTACAGGATAACCGACTTGAGCTATCAGTCATTGGCTGGGGCCGTGATGATGAGTCTTGGGTAATTTCCCATAAGACGTTGTATGGTGACCCTTCCACTCCTCAATTGTGGACTTCACTTGATTCGTTCCTGTTTGCTAGGCATGAGACTGCTTATGGCAAGGATATGAGTATTAGAGCAACATGCGTTGACTCAGGCGGTCACTTCACTAACTCGGTGTATTCTTACTGCAAGAAGAACTATGGTCGAAGGGTGTTCGCTATCAAGGGTGTTGGTGGTGAGGGCAGGGCGATAGCGGGTAAACCGTCTAAGAATAACACTGTACGGTGCCCACTATTCCCTATCGGCGTAAACACGGTTAAGGACTTGTTGTTTTCTCGTTTGCGTATAGCTGAGGAAGGCCCAGGTTTTGTCCACTTCAACGATACACTAGATAATGAGTACTTTAGGCAGCTCACTGCAGAGAAGATTGTCACCCGTTATCATCGAGGGTATCAGAAGAGAGTGTTTGAAAAGATACGTCCAAGGAACGAAGCTTTGGATTGCATGGTGTACGCACTCGCTGCATATGCTATTATGAATATAAATGTCAACACTATGGCTGATCGTCATGAAAAAGAAGCGGTTGAGTCTGATGTTGAGAAAGTACCTGAAGAGTATTCGGCCCCACGTAAACCGTTTGTGCCAAAGACCAAGGGTGGATTCCTTAATTCATGGCGGTGATAATATATGGCTAACGCATTCGATGTAGCAAATGCCCCCGAAGGCGAACCTAAAGATATTGTTGTCGGTGACTTCATTCAGTGGAAGCGCACTGACTTAGAGAGTGACTATCCCGCAGCTTTATATACTGCAACATACATTGCAAGATCCGCACTAGGCGGTGACAATGAGTTCAAGACAGTAATGACGGCATATGTGGCTGCAATTAGCAGTTCCGCTTCATCTGCTTACGCCAAGGGTGATTACCAGTGGCAGTTGGAGATTCTTCGCAACTCTGATAACGAGCGACTTGTTGTAGGCCGAGGCACATTTACTGTGCTTGCTGACCTAGACTCAGAAGAAGATCCCCGTACTCATGTAACTATCATGCTTGGTAAGATCGAATCCTTGCTATCTGGCAAGGCAGACTCTGATGTGGCTTCATATTCTATAGCTGGCAGGTCTTTAGTTAAACTTACGTTTACTGAGATGCTTCAAGCCAGAGATTACTACCGCAACGAGGCTGCTAGGGAAAAAGCAGTGTCTAACGCTAAACAAGGCCGCAAAGGTGGCGCAACTGTTAAGGTAAGATTCTAATGGGGATTCTAGACATATTCCGCAGTACAAAGACAGACGCTAAACCTAGACGAGTACGAAATTACTCAGGTGCGGCAACATCAAGGTTGTTTTCATCCAGTTTCGGTTCCTCAGAACGTAGTGCAGACAGTGAGCTGCAGTCAGCATTACCTAAGCTAAGGTCTCGCTCAAGGGACTTGGTTCGTAATAACGAGTATGCCAAGCGGTATATGAAGCTGCTACGTAACAACGTCATTGGTAAGAAGGGATTTAATACTCAGGTTAGGGCATTTGGAGGCGATACTAAGTTGGATCAGCCTGCTAACCAGCTAATCGAGTCTAAGTTTGCCCGATGGTGCAGGTTAGGTAACTGTACGGTAGATGGCAAGCTCTCATGGATAGATGTACAGAAGTTAGCTACTGAGACACTGGCCCGTGATGGTGAAGTGTTTATTATCAAGCATCGTGGTGCAAGCTTCCATGATTCGTTCGCTCTTGAGTTCGTAGAGTCTGATCAGGTTGATGTTACCTTTAATCGTAAGGCTCAAGGTGGCAACGAAATCCGTATGGGTATCGAGCTTAACCAGTTTAAGAAGCCTATAGCGTATTACTTCCTTCAAGCTCATCCTGGCGATTCCAATTTCTCGTCAATGACTGTCAAAGAGAAGTATGCTCGCGTTACTGCCGACAAGGTTATACATCTACTAGAGCCTACTCGCGTAGGTCAGACTCGCGGTGAACCGTGGCTGACTGCATCGATGGCGGCAATGAATCAGTTAGGCGCTTTACGTGAGGCAGCTATTGTAAATGCCCGTATTGGCGCATCAAAGATGGGTTTCTTCACCTCTTCTGGCGGTGATGGTTTCGTGCCAGATGATATGGCTGAAGATATTCCTATTATGGAAGTAGAACCAGGCACTATGCACCAACTACCTGTTGGCGTGGACTTTAAGTCGTTTGACCCGCAATACCCTAATAATGAGTTCGATGGCTTCCATAAGGCTGTCCTAAAGGGTGTAGCTGTAGGTTTAGGCCCAAGTTACCCATCATTATCTGGTGATCTAGAGGGAGTTAGCTACAGTTCTATCCGCCAAGGCGCGTTAGACGAGCGAGATTACTACGAGAACGTACAAGAGTTCTTGATTACCCACTTAATCCGACCTGTGTTTGAAGCTTGGCTTGGATCCTCTATGGAGATGGGCACTCTAGGAATTCCTGTTTCACGATTTGATCACTTTGCAGAAGCTGCTCAGTTCAGAGGTCGTGCTTGGAGCTGGGTTGATCCTCTTAAGGAGATGAACGCAGCAGTTACTGGACTGAAGAACGGTGTATTGTCGTTAGATGATGTCGCTAGTCAGTATGGTAAGGACGTTGAGGAGCTACTTGGGCAGATCAAGCGTGACAAGGCGTTAGCTGAACAGTTCGGTATTAAGTACGCAATGGAGCCATTTGGCGGTAATTTAGAGAAAGTGGCACCAGATATTACCGATGATGACTAAAAAATGGTAGAATCGGGTTAAATGCCTTTAGGAGCATGTTATGAGCGAAGAAATAGCTGAGGAAGTGGTCGAAGAGATCCGTTCCGAGGAAGTAATTGAAGAAGTTGTAGTTGAGGACACTGTAGAAGAGCGGTTCGATACTACGGCTGTACAGCATCGAGCAGGCATTGCTCAGGCTGATCATATTAATGAGGGTTCACGAACTGTTGAAATTGCTATTTCCAGTGAAGAGCCTGTATCACGTTACTTCGGTAATGAAATATTAGACCATACTGAGAAATCCATTGATTTGGAGTTCTTGGCATCAGGTCGCGCACCTTTGCTACTGGATCACGATCCTGAGAAGCAAATTGGCGTTATAGAATCTGTAAACTTGGATAGCTCGGCCCGAAGACTACGGGCGACAGTACGCTTTGGAAAAGGTGTACTTGCTAATGAAGCGTTTACTGATGTTGTAGATGGTATCAAGGCTAATATTAGCGTTGGCTACCGCATCAACGAATTAAAGATGGTTAGCAAAGGCGGTAAAGACGATGAGGCAACTTATCGCGCCGTATCTTGGCGACCTGTCGAAGCGAGTTTGGTATCGATCCCCGCCGATGTGACAGTTGGAGTCGGTCGATCTAGCGAACCTTCACCCATCCCTATTATAGAAACTTCATTTAAGGAAGACATTATGTCTGAGATTGATATTGAAGCGGTGAAGGCTGACGCCATGAAATCCGCACAACGTAACGCCGCTCAAATTGTTGAGCTAGGTGCCCGACACAACAAGAGTGACATGGCTCGTAAAGCTATCGCTGAAGGAACTACTATCGAAGAATTCCGTGGTGAATTACTAGAGAGTGTTGGTTCTACTCGCGGCTTAGAAGCTAAGGACATCGGCATGAAGAAGGAAGAAGTTAAACGCTTCTCTCTAGTTCGCGCTATCCACGCTCTTGCTAACCCAACTGATCGCCGTGCTCAAGAAGCTGCTGCATTTGAATTTGAATGTTCACGCGCTGCTGCTGAAAGCTATGGTCGCACTGCCCAAGGCATCATGCTTCCTGCTGAAGTAATGCGTAACTGGAAGAAGCGTGACTTGAACTCTGCTGACGAAGCATCTTTGTTCGCTGACGACTTCCGTGGAAGCGACTTCATTGACGTTCTACGTAACTCATCTTCTGTTATGCAAGCTGGTGCTCGCGTACTAGGTGGCTTGTCTGGTGACGTTAAGATTCCTAAGAAGGCTACAGCGGCTGCTGCTGCTTGGATCGCAACTGAAGGTGGCGCTGCTACTGAAAGCGAAATGACTGTAGGTCAGGTTAGTTTAACACCTAAGACTTTAGGTGCCTTCACTGACGTAACCCGCCAGCTATTGATCCAGTCAAGCATGGACGTTGAGAACTTGATCCGTGACGATCTAGCACAAGCTTTGGCACTTGCCATCGACTTAGCTGGTTTGGAAGGTTCTGGATCTAGCGGTCAGCCAACTGGTATCTTGAATACTACTGGTGTTAACACTGTTACTGCCTTCGCTGCTGCAAACCCTACGTTTGCTGAAGTAGTCGGACTAGAAACTGCCATTGCTAACGATAACGCCCTAATGGGTAACTTAGCATACATCTTACCATCTGCAATGAACGGTGCTCTTAAGACCACTGAGAAAGCATCTGGTACGGCTCAGTTTGTAGCTGGCGGTGGTGACATCAACGGTTATAAGTCAATCGTGTCTAACCAAGGTACTGCAGGTAACATGTACTTCGGTAACTTCAACGACTTGTTAGTTGGCCTATTCGGCGGACTTGACCTTACTGTTGATCCGTATACTCACAGCACCTCTGGTACGATCCGTATCGTTGCGTTGCAGTCAGTAGACATAGCAGTACGTCATGCTCAAAGCTTTGCTTTCGGTAACGATGGTTAATAGCCAAGATAGGGGGCCGTCAAACGCCCCCTTTTATTTTTGGAGTATGTTATGAAGTATGAAGTAATTAGCGGTTGTGTAATCGCAGGTAAGTCATATAAGACAGGTTCTATTACTGAGATTAGTATAGACACTGCAAAGATTCTAGTTTCTATGGGCCGTGTTATCGCTCATAAAGACGAACCAAAGACAAAGACGGAAAACAGATCAGTAGGTTTGGAAACATCTTCCGAAAAGCCTAAGACTCGTTCCCGCAAGAGCAAATAGTGGCAGTAGAGACAGCAGACGAGCGTCTACTACTCCTAAAGGACTTTGGCGTAACTGCCAACTGGTCTAGAGGTTCTGTGGTTGGTATATTTGACAGCTACTACTCTGATGATGATATTGGTGGTGGAACTGCCTTTGCAATGTCTCAGCCTAGATTTCTATGCCAAACCAGTGACATTGTTGGACTCTCCAATGGAGATGAACTAGAGGTTGGAAGTGTCGACTACTACGTTCGTGTAACTATGCCAGACGGTAATGGTATGACTGAATTGGCTCTGGAGCTGAAGTAATGGCACATTTGCGCAAGTTGATTAGAGATAATGTAGTCACTACTCTAACAGGGTTAGCTACCACAGGATCTAATGTGTTTCAGTCTAAGAGCTATCCTCTAACTGGAGATAAGTTGCCTAGTTTAGGCGTGTTTACTCAGGGCCAGGAATCAGACTATTCCACGGTAGGATCGCCACGTTCAGTACAGCACACATTGAATATGAGTGTGGAGATTTACGTTAAAGGTTCAACAGGGTATGATGACTCATTGGATGCGATATCTGAGCAGGTAGAGGCAGCTTTGTACACGGATTTAAGCCGTGGCACTTATGCACTGGATACTCAGATAACAGGGTTCGACTCAAGTTTTAGCGTTGAAGGTGAACAGCCCATCGCTGTAGGTACTTTATCAATAATGGTTAGGTACAGGTCTATTGAAGGCTCGCAAAGCCAGTAGTAGAGAATAGTTTAAATAAACGCGCACTAGCGCATTGGAGAAGTTAAATGGCTAGCCATACAGGTAATGACGGTTCAGTTTACGTTGGTGCGAATGCAGTCGCTGAGTTGATAGATTGGTCTGTTGACACAACTGCTAATACAGTTAATGACACAGTTATGGGTGACGCTTGGGAAACCAGCAAAGTTACTACAAAGGCTTGGTCAGGCTCAATCAATGTTCAGTGGGATCCTTCTGACACTAACGGTCAGGAAGGCTTGAAAGAAGGCGATGAGGTTACCTTAAATATGTACCCTCTTGGCAATACTTCAGGGCTTGCATATTTCTCTGGCGCTATTCAAGTTACTGGTGTTAACCGCACTGGCTCAAACCCTGAAATCATTAAGGCTTCAGTTAGCTTTACTGGTAACGGAGCTATGACCTACGGCACTGTAGCGTAATAATATGGGTAAGCTAATTGATGTGGCTGTTTCTCACTTTAGTAATTGTGTAATTCGCACACTAGAAGTGCCAGAGTGGGATGCTACGCTATATGCGAAGAACCTCACTCTGAACGATAAAGCCAAGTGGCTGGGTCGTGCGGACAACGATACTACTGATTATTTATGCTACTCCGTCATCTTCGGTGTTACCGATGCAGAAGGGGAAATGGTGTTTGATATTGCGGATAAGACTAGGCTTCGTAACAATGTGAATCCTGAACTTGTTTCACGTATAGCCAACTTCGTGTTAGCTGTACCCGATAAGGCTGAGGCCGACCGCGAAAAAAACTGATAGATGACCAAGGTACCCCGACTGAGTTATACTTAATGTACAATTTAGCCGAACACCTTGGTCAACCACTATCGACCATATTAGATATGACAGTTACTGAGTTTAATCACTGGTACTCATACCTAAGAATAAAGGGTGAACGGCAACAGGGGAAAACTTGATGGCGAACACCACAGAAACAGTTGTAGTCGTACGGGCAGTCAATGAAACTGACCGTGCCTTCAACGCAGTAAATCAAAACATGCGCAGGACTTCAAAGACTGCGAGTCACATGAACCAACAGTTCCGCTTTATGCGGGGCGGTCTGGGTCAAGTCGGACATCAAGTTCAGGATATAGCAGTACAGCTCCAAATGGGGCAAAACGCTATGCTTATCTTCGGACAGCAGGGATCTCAAATAGCATCACTTTTCGGCCCTCACGGAGCTATATTAGGTGCGTTCTTGGCTGTTGGTGCAGCTTTGGGTACAGCCTTTATGCCTGGAGTGTTTGGCGCAACTAAAGCCCTAGATAAACTCGCTGAAGCGCAAGATGCCGTAAATAAGATAATGGCTAACACAAGCATTGGCGAAGCTACTGCTGAGTATCAAGAGCTTCTTGACGTTAGTGCTGCACTTGCTGGCATGCAAATGGATGTCGCACTTAATAAGCTTGCCATAGGTATAGAATCTAATAAAGAAGCATTAATTAGTGCGTTAGGTGGCTCAGTAGGAGTTTCATCCGATTTACTTGCTATGCAAGAAAACATCGCTCAAGGTAATGACCAGTTTGCCAAACAGCAGCGTGAGTTCATGGCTGAAGTTAACAAGCAATCTGAGCTTGATCTAATTAGTCAGTTCGGTACTAGTGGCGTTGAGTTGAAGGAGGTTATTGAAGATCTATTCGGTGCAAAGACCTCAGACCAAGTAAAAGCAAGTATAGAACAATTAATGGGCATACAGGGCACCACTGAAGCCTTCTCTGACGCTAAGTTAGCTGCAGCAGAGTACGCTCTAGGTCTATTCAAGTTAAAGCGTGAAGAGGAGAAGCTAAACACGCCATTAGAAGTGGCAGGCTTTGAGAAGAAGAAGAAGAAGTCAGACAAGCTAGACAAGGACTCTCTTGAAGCTGTAGCCAATCAGATGGCTGCTGAAGAATCTATCGTCATGCAGGGTTATGAGACAGCCGTAAAGAATGCTAGAAAGGCCACTGTAACAGAAGCAGCAAGAGTTAAAGCAGCGCGTGATGCAAGAATCAATGAAATGGCAGCGGAAGAGGCTTTGGTTGGTGCTGGAATACAGACAGCTATAGACAATAGGGAAGCTGCTGCAGAAGAAACTCTAGCAGCCCGTAAAGCAGCTCTTGAAGATGAATACAGGTTAGAGCAAGAATATATTGAGTCTGGTGAGGCAGGCAGGATTGCAGCGGATCATAAGGCTGTACTAGCTGCTAGAGACCTTGCAGAAGAGCAGATTAGGATCAAGAAGGATGCTGCTGAGAAGCAGGCCCAGATTGAATTGCAGGCTATCAGTACGGCTGAATCTGCCATGGCTATGATGGGTAGCGCACTTAAAGATGGAACAGACGCTCAGAAGGCCGCATTTGCGATAGAGAAGGCTTTAGCGATCACTAGCATCATCATTAACACTCACGCAGCAGCATCTAAGGCGGCTGCAGTTGCTGCCATAGGTGGCCCACAGGCATGGTTTGCAACTGAAGCGGCTATTACCGCAATTGGTTATGCAAAGGCAGGTGTAGTTGCAGGCACCACTTTAGCCTCATTTGAAGGCGGCGGTTTCACTGGTAACGGAATACGCGCTGGTGGCATGGACGGTAAAGGCGGTAAGATCGCCATGGTTCACCCTAATGAGAAGATCATAGATATGGAGCAGGGCGGTGATACTCAAGCAGTAAACGTCACATTCAACATACAGGCCAACGACACCAAAGGATTCGATCAGCTACTGGCCTCAAGGCGTGGTACAATCGTTGGGTTAATAAATCAAGCTATGAATAATCGCGGTAAAGCGGGAGTCGTTTAATGACTTATCCAACAACACCTAAATTTGCCACCGTTGGTATAGAATCAGTTGACCCAACATTAGTCTCTGAGACCATTAGTGGGCGTATGCAAAGCCGAAAGACATCAGCGCAGAAGTGGAAGTTCACCGCATCTTACCCTCCATTAACAAGGGCTGAGTTTTCTCCTATTTGGGCGTATCTTGTTGGAAGGAGAGGTAGGCATGGCGTCTTCACTGTCATAGTACCTGAATTAAGCACCACAAGCGGAACTGGCACTGGAACTATTACCACAACAGCGACTGCAATTGGATTGTCTTCAGTACCTATAACAGGACTAAGTGGCACTCTAAAAGCAGGAGACTTCGTTAAATTTGCAGGTCATGACAAGGTATACGCTCTAACCTCAGACCGTTCAGGAGCAGGTAACTTAAGTATAACTCCTGAGTTAGTTAGTTCTGTAGGAATAGAATCTGTTGTATACAATGACGTACCATTCACGGTAAGGATGTCTAACGATGTTCAGTCTTACCAAGTTGGTAAGGGTATGATGTTTAGCAATGAAGTTGATTTTGTAGAGGCAATCTGATGAGTCGGGGCATCCATGCAGACGTTATAACTGAGCTTGCAAAAGACTCATTTAACATGGCTCATTTGGTTACTATAGACTTCTCCACATCAGTTAACCTTACCGATTATAGGCATGATTTAGTTGACGGATCAGTTACGTATCAGGCTAGCAGTTACTTGCTAGGAATGGGTGACGTAAGTGAGTCTACTGAGGCTCAGATAGGATCCATTAATATCGAGCTTTCAGGTGTAGGCCCATCTTACATATCTATACTTCTAACTGAGAATTACATAGACAGAAAAGTAACTATTAAGCGCGTATTATTGGATGACAGTGGGGTAATAATAGGAAATTCATTTGTTATATACGAAGGGCGTATTGATGGGTTTAATATTGAGGATTCTGGAAATGATAGCGTTGTAAGAGTTGCTGTAGCATCCCACTGGGCTGACTTTGCCCGTATTAACGGGCGTAGAACGAACAACAACTCACAGCAGGCAGTATTCGATGGAGATTTAGGGATGGAGTTTGCTAGTGAGATTATTAAAGACATCAAGTGGGGACGTAAATAATGGATCCGATTACTTGGTTCTTTATAGCATCGACAGCGGTTTCATGGGTGCTAGCCACCAAGGCCATGGATGCTGCAAAAAGGGCTGCAGAGGAGGCTAAAGGACTTCTTGCTAACAAGGATTCCAACATCGCTTCTATACCTATTATCTATGGTGAGCGAAAGGTTGGAGGAACCCGTGTATTTATTGGTAATAGCGGATCAGATAACACTTTTATATATATTATTTTAATACTATGCGAAGGCGAGATTAATAGTATAGGTAATATATACCTTGATGATGATCTTAGCACTGACAGCAAGTTTAGCGGCTTAGTAACAATTAATAAATACCTTGGAACTGACACTCAAGCTGCTGATCAGGTGTTTATTGACGCTAACATTGGATGGACTGATAACCATAGGCTGCGCGGGACTGCATACGTATCGGTTAAGCTAAAGTGGGATTCTGATGTATTTAGCTCAATCCCAACTATAAATGCTATTGTTCAGGGAAGGAAGGTATTTACTGGATCTATTGTAGAGTATAGCTCTAACCCAGCATGGTGCTGGCGTGATTATATGACCAATAGTCGATACGGGAAAGGATTAGATGTTGCGTTAATAAATGACACTCTAGTATCTGCTGCTGCTACTAAGTGTGATTTATCAGTTACCCCTTATGGGGGTGGAGTTAGCCGACCTATATTCTCATGTAATGCTGTAATAGATACTGAGCTAGAGATATTTGATAACGTAAAAGTGCTGCTTTCTGGTATGCGCGGATTAATGCCTTACCAAGATGGTAAGTACGGATTGATTATTGAGGACGCAGGATCTTCCACATTTAGCTTTAATACTGACAACATAATTGGCTCCTTTAGTATAACTAGCGAATCAAAGAAGACTAGATTCAATAAGATTATAGCAACGTACACAAACCCTTTAGCCAACTGGCAGGATGATCAAGTTCAGTTCCCTGTAGCAGGTAACTCTATAGGGCAGCAGTATTTAACAGAAGATGGAAATACAGTGCTAGAGAGTCGCATATCTTTACCTACCATAACTGATAAGTACACAGCTCTAGATATGGCAGAGATCGCGCTTCTTAGATCACGTTCTGGCATCTCTGTTAGCTTTTCGGCTACTAGTGAGGCTCTTAATGTTATTGTAGGGCAGATAGTTGATGTAACACACCCTACTCCAGGGTGGACTAGTAAGGATTTCCGCGTTAGCAACTTAAAGATATCTACAGACGGAACAGTATTGGTAGATCTTATCGAGCATCAAGACAGTATATACCCTTGGGTGGAGAAGACTGTGGCTGATGACATTCCTGACACAAACTTACCTAACCCATTCTCTGTAGTTGCTCCTACTCCAATTAGCGTTACTGAAGAGCTTTACACTACGGTAAATTCAAAAGGAACACAGTCTAGAGCTATTTTTAATTGGGCAGCTCCTTCTGATGCGTTTGTCTCTGAGTATGAGGCTGAGTACCGCCTTAACAGTAGTTCTGACTTTATATTCATAACTAAGACTAGCTCCTTAAGTGCTAGGATTGAGGATATGGCAATAGGAATATATGACTTCAGAGTTCGCTCAATAAACTCAATGGATGTTAAGTCTGTGTGGGCGGTTCTATCAAGCCAATCTGTTGCAGGACTAACAGCACCGCCTTCTGATCTATCTGGTTTTACTATACGAGCATTGGATGGGCAGGCCCATATAAGCTGGTCAAGGATCACTGACTTAGACGTTATAAATGGAGGGTATGTGCGCATACGCCACACTAATGTCCTGTCTGGAGCACAATGGAAGGACGGTAATGATATAGGAGAGGCTATCTCTGGCACTCAAACTCACACGGTTCTTCCTATGCTTACAGGAACTTATATGGCTAAAGCTGTGGATGAGGGTGGTCGGTTTAGTGTTAATGCTCAGATAGCTTCAAGCAACGTACCAAACATCGTAGACTTTAATGCTGTTACAACAGTAACTGAGCATCCAAATTTCACTGGAGTAAAGACAGATATGTCTGTAGTTGGCTCGGTATTGCAGCTTGATTCTATATCTGCTGGAGTTATTGAGGACGCTGGCACATACTACTTTGCTAATAGCGTTGATTTAGGAGGTTCATATACTAGCAGAGTTACTGCTAATCTAAGTAGCTCAACAGCTATAGCTACAGACCAGCTTGACAGCAGAACCGCTAATATAGATTCATGGGAGAATTTTGATGGAGAGCCTAGTGACCAGTTATCGGCAACACTTGAAATGCGAACCACATCGGATAATCCATCAGGATCTCCCACATGGACGAGCTGGAGTCCGTTTCTAGTAGGTGATTATTTCGCCCGTGGATACCAATTCCGAGTAGTGGTAACTAATGCCGATGCAAACTATAATATAAGCATTACGGCCCTATCAGTTACGGTTGATATGCCTGATAGAACAGAACGGGCTTTTGATGTAACAACGGCAGTAAATGGATCGGGGGTTTCTTTTGCTCACGCTTTCCATGCAACGCCAGCAGTTGGCATAACTATGCAAGACGCTAATACGGGCGATTACTTCCGCGTGACAAGTAAGAGCCGAACTGGATTTACTGTACAGTGTTTCAATAGCGCCAACACAGGTATTGCAAGATCAATTAATTGGATTGCCACAAGTTACGGCAAGGAGATTTAAAATGGCACAGCATGATATAGATATAGCAAACGCTTCAGGAGCTGCAGTACGGGCAGATATTAACCTAGTGCTAACTGCTTTTGCCACCAGCCATTCAGGTACTACTCCTCCGTCTGTTACATTTCCGTATCAGTACTGGGCAGATACTACTTCCACTCAGCTTAAAAGACGTAACGGTGCTAATAATGCGTGGGTGCTTATTGGTAGTTTAGACGTAGCAAATATGGGCCTAGCAACTTTGGCAAGCCCAACACTTACTGGGGCACCACGATCTACAACTCCAGCATCTACTGATAGTAGTACTAAGATTGCTACTACGGCTATGGTTCAGGCAGCGGCAGCGGCAAAGGTGGCAGGTCATACAACAGTACATACTAAAGTAGATGGTACAAATACAGTAGCAACATTGCACATAAATAACAGCGCACCTAGCGGAACAACTTCAAACGGAGATATTTGGTTTGAGTATTAAAGCTAAGGTAGGATCTACTTGGCATGAAGTTGAGCCTAGTGTAAAGGTTTCTGGTAATTGGAAGCCTGTAATAAAGGCGTCCATTAAAGTTGGAGGGATCTGGCAGGTTATTTACGAATACACTTACGTATATACATTCGACAGTGGTGCTCACTTTAATGTCGATCTAGACACATTAAGCTTAGATAAGACTCATAATGTAAAGATAGTAATCCCATCGAATGGCACTATATTAGCCTCATCCACAAGCCAGTACGCATTAAGAACTGGATCAGGTTATGGAGGAACTTTAACTATTGAAAACAATGGCATAATTTTGGGCCGTGGTGGAGATGGTGGTTCAGGTGGATTAAGTGGTTCAGGTGGAAATGCTGGTGCTTCGGGTGGCGGTGGAACCTCTGGTGGTGATTGTATATATATAGAATGCCCAACCATAATGGATAACAATGGTACGCTTTCAGGCGGTGGTGGTGGCTCAGGCGGTGGTGGTTCAGGCGGTGGCTCGTCTGGCTTTCCCAGTTATGGCAACTACTACGCGGGTGGCGGTGGCGGTGGTGGAGGTGCCCCCTATGGATTAGGTGGTGCTAAAGGGTCTGGATCAGAACAAAGAACAGGATCCCCTGGATCACAGGCAGGAATATCATCAGGCGGTGCAGGCGGTGCAGGATCGGCACACTCAGAAGGTGCAGGATCGGCAGGTGCAACAGGTGGCGCTGTAGGCGTTGTAGGTAATACAGCATCATGGGGTACAGGCAGCTTTAGATCTGCAGGTGGCGCAGGTGGCGCTGTAGGAGAAACTTACTTCAACCCACAAAATTACCAGATAATACTATTGTAAAATATGGTATTATTAATTAAATTAAACGGAAGGATGAACACATGAGCGAATTATCGAATCACCTAGAAAATAAGTTTCTAGACATTACCTTGAAAGGAGCAACTGCTTATAACGTAGCTACTCCATACTTGGCATTATTTAGCACCGACCCTACTGACTCAGGTTCTGGTACTGAATGTAGCTGGACAAACTATGCTCGTCAAGCAATGACGTTTGGCACAGTATCCGCTGGATCAGTATCTTCTACTGGAACCATCACATTCCCAGCAGTAGTAGGCGCTAACGTGACTATTTCTCATATCGGAATCTATGATGCTTCAAGCTCAGGTAACTTGCTTTACCATACACCGCTTGATCTATCTAAGACACTGACTGTGGATGATGTTATGTCTGTAGCTGCTGGTGGTATTTCGGTTACTTTAAGCTAGCATGAACTTTGCCGCGCTAAATAGTTACGCACTTGGTGGTTATCCACAAATATCGCTAATCTATTTAGATGCGGCAGTTACGGGTGCGTGTACTGTTGGCGCAAATGGTACGAAAGTAAGGGTTGGTGAGGCAGTAGTTACTGTTACTTCAGCAGCTCAAGCTACTGGTGTTAGGGTAGTTGTTCCAACAGCCCAGGTTTCGGCCTCTGCTAATATCACATCTACAGTATTTGGCATAGCTAGCGTTAATGCTAGTGTAATTGGCTTAGTGTCTTCTAGTGCTGATTTGCACAAAGTAAGCAGAGTTGATGCTTCTATTAATGCCTCCGCTAACATAAGCGCCACTGCATATAGGATTGCATCAAATACAGCTTCTGTTAATGTTACGGCTTTAGTTAATTCTACCGCCTATGCAATTGCTGAAAGTGGTGGTTCTGTTGAAGTAAGTGCAGGAGCTTCCGCTTCTGGAACTAAGGTTAAGTTTGTAGCTGGAAGTATAAGTGCTTCATCTGCTACCACTGCTCAAGTTAATGCTATAGCGTACATTTCTGGCGATATATCATCAAGTGCAAGCTCGTCTGCAGAAGTTTATAAGGTAGCACATATATCTGGCGCAGTTAGTGTCTACGGAGCCACGGTTACATCGGGCAAAACTAGAGCCTACATTACAGCTATTATTTCGGTTAATGCCGAAGCGGTAGCCCAGGCTAAGGCAACTGCCTTTGTAGACGCAACGGTATGGGGTTCTTCAAATGTAAGCTCCACTGGCTTTGCTTATAGGGTGTCTACAGGCCATATGTCTGGAGCATCTCAGGTAACTGGCGTACCAACCCGTCTTGTGGGTATTAAGGCATACGTTGACGTTTCAAGCAGTATTGAGGCATCTATAAATCTTATAGCGTCATTCGATGGTCAGTTCCTTGGTGGTGCTGAGGTTCAGTCGACTGTATATAGAACTACAGGACTTTCAGGAATTGCAGTTGGGTCAGCAAGTGCTCAAGCTGATGCCATAAGAGTGGTTCCAGCTAATGCTGAGGTTATATCTTCAGCTAATGCTACAGCTTCATTAACCAGAATCGTGCTAATTGACGCAGCGGTGGTAGGTGTGGCTGCAGTAGACCCATCATTCGTCCTTGTTAATGATCATTTATCAGCGCCAAAGCAAAGAACAACTTTCGTATCCAGCACTGTTAGAACATCATACATAAAGACTGATGCTAGAATGATAACAACTGACTTAAAAAGGGCAGCATGATGGATATTTTCAGCCAACAACCTTTAGACATATTGGACTATGGAGTTGATCTGACTAAATGGCTTCCTGCTGGAGATTCTGTAGTGTCTTCAGTTGCTAAATCATCTCCTTCTGGACTAAACACTGTTGTTACTAATGGAGCGACCAGTGTACCAAAAGTATGGGCTAGTGGTGGAGTTAATGACACTGAGTACAAGGTTACCTTAACGGTCATTACTAATGGTGGTCGAACCAAAGAATTTGAGTTTAAAATAGTGGTGGTAGAAATATGAGTTTCGTTAACAATGTAAAGGCTTCACTTCACGCTGCTTTGACCAATAGCGCAACTAGTGTTCTGGTTGTTAAGTCTATCAGCCCATTTAACGATCCCCCATCAAGCGGCAATATTACGCTTATGGATAGCTTAAGTAACCCAAGCAAGATCGAGGTTATTTCTTATACGGGACGGACAGATAGCGGCACTTATTGGACTTTAACTGGCGCTACTCGCGGCTTAGAATCTTCTACCGCTTCCGCTTTTTCTGTGGGTGCTTATGCTATCCAAACATGGACGGCAGGCGATGCTACAACAGCGACAGTAGATACCACATATTCTGTAGGTGATGGAGGCTTAACTACTAATGACTTCACTAATGCCGATCACTCTAAGTTAAACGCCATAGAAGCTAGTGCTGATGTAACAGATACTGCAAATGTTGTATCATCGTTAACAGCAGGCACTAATGTAGCTATAGCAGCTGACGGTACTATATCTTCTACAGATACTAACACTACTTATACGGTAGGTGATGGTGGGCTAACGCAAGTAAACTTCACTACTGCTGACAACACTAAGTTAGACGGTATTGATGCATCAGCTAATAACTACTCACTTCCAGCATCTGTTGTCCATGATACTGAAGCAGGGGCGTTACATGCTACAGATGCACTGTCAATATCTGGACACACTATCACATTAAAACGTGGTGATGCGACTACGGAGACAGTTACAGTACCTGACAATAACACTGTATACACTCACCCATCTAACCATGCTATATCGGTTATAACTGGGTTGCAGGCAGCGTTAAATGCTAAGGCACCTTTGGCTAGCCCTGCGTTAACTGGTACACCTACAGCACCTACAGCAGCAGCTAATACCAGTACTACGCAGGTAGCCACAACTGCTTATGTGCAGACTGAGCTTACTGATCTTATTGGCGGTGCACCAGGTACACTAGATACACTTAACGAACTAGCAGCGGCTATTAATGATGATGCAGCTTATGCGTCTACGTTGACAACTGCACTAGGTACCAAGGTAACTAAGACTACTAACCAAGCATTAAGCACTTCTGCCAATGCTATGACTATTAGTGGGCATACTATTACGTTAAATCGTGGTGATGGGACTACGGATACAGTAACTGTCCCTGATAACAATACTACTTACAGTGTTGGTGACGGTGGTTTATCACAGATCAACTTCACATCAGCTGATCATAGTAAATTAAACGGTATAGCTACTTCTGCTAACAACTACTCGTTCCCTGAGACTATCAGTGAGTCGGCAAATGGCAGTACTGTGGTGAAGCGTACAGTTAATGGTTACATAAATGGCGTGTACTACGGAGGGACAGGAACATTTTCTACAAGTGGTGACACATCAGGTATGGGTCTCTTCACAGGTACTAATGGTTCTGACAACTATGGTCGTAGCTACACAGCTGCTGCTGCTCGTACTCTGCTTAACGTAGCTAATGGTGCTAACAACTATTCGTTACCAGCTAGTGTTATTCATCAAACAGAGTTGAGCGGTAGCGTTATTTCTTCTAGTACAACTATTGCTGCTAACGTAGCAGGAGTTAAGGCTGCTTATGACAGATCGTGGCCTAACACTACGTATTCTGTGGGTGATGGCGGTTTAACTCAACATAACTTCACATCGGCAGATCATAGTAAATTAAATGGTATTGAGACCTCTGCAACAGCGGATCAATCAGCAGCTCAGATTAAAGCGCACCTAGTTAACGGTATTAACAGCGAGCATTACGTAGATAACTCCGTAGACGCTGCACACCTTAATGTATCTGGTAACGGTAACACTAGTCAGTGGTTACGTTCAGATGGTGATGGCTCAATGACTTGGGCTGTACCACCAACGAACACTGGCCCAACTGGAGCTACTGGCCCACAAGGCAATACTGGTTCAACTGGCGGAACAGGATCTACTGGATCTACTGGTTCGCAAGGCCCAACAGGATCTACTGGCTCACAAGGTGCTACTGGCCCTGCCGGTAGTGCGGCTAACGTAACTGCTTCTAACGTATTCTCTGCTATTTATAATCAGAACCACACTGATTGGTACAGAACTACTAGCGATAAGGGTTTGTACTTCGCTAGTTATGGTGGTGGCGTACAAATGCTTGATACTACTTGGGTACGTGTGTATAACAGTAAAGCTTTATATGTAGCTAATCAGATAGCGGCTACAGGTAATATCACAGCCTACTACTCAGACCAGCGTTTGAAGACTAGTACAGGTAATATTGAGAATGCTATTGATAAGGTAATGTCGCTAGACGGCTTCACCTATGTTGAGAATGACTTGGCACGTAGCCTTGGCTATAGCAATGAACGGCAGCAAGTAGGTATCTCTGCACAGCAAATCCAAGCAGTGTTACCAGAGGCGGTGTCGTTAGCCCCTGTGGACATGGCAACGGATGAGTTTAGTGGTGAAATATCATCGAAGTCTGGTGAGAATTACTTAACCGTAGACTACTCACGTATTGTGCCACTACTCATTGAAGCCATCAAAGAACAACAGACTCAGATTGATGTACTCAAGGCTCTTGTAGGGGGTGCGTAATGGCTCTACAATCCTCAGGTGCCATAAGTTTCTCACAGATAGCTGCTGAGTTTGGTGGCTCTGGTTCACATTCACTATCAGAGTATTATCCTCTGGTAGGTCAAGGTGTCTCAGGTCTACCCTCAAGTGGTCAGTTTAGCTTCTCTCAGTTCTACGGTAAGAGTAAGTACGTTGTGACATCCACTTGGACTTCGAGTGGTTACAACACAGCCTCGTGGGTTAATTCATCTACCTATTATAGTGAAGACCATGCTTATTACGCAACGTTTGGTGGCACATTTCTGAAGCTTACCACATGGGGTATTACTACTCAGTGGGGAGTGTCTTCATATATAAGTGGTAATACACGATATTCAACTACAGGCTCAAACGTACGTTGTGGTAACAATGGATGCAGACAAAGTATTCAGCTAGCAACCCTTACGAATACTTGGACTGATACATCAAGCTACGTCAACGTCACAACTACAGCATCAATAACAGGATAATTATATGAACACTTTAAATTACGACAATGGTACTTGCGAAGTTCGCAGAGGAGATAAATACTTTTCCTCCAATGGGCATAAACCTGAATTAACTTTTGAATACGATACATTATTCTATGACAATTTTAATTCTGTAGCAAAGCGCATTATTGGTAGCGAATTAACGTTATTAACTGATGTGCAATGCGCAGAGATAGAAACTTTTATTGATGGACTTGTCGCTGACCCACAAACACAAACCAACTTAGAATCCCAGCGTTATTTATATGAGACAGATTGGTTTGTTGTCCGAAAAGCAGAGTTAGGTACTCCTATACCAACTAACATTTTAGTAGGTAGAGCTGCTGCTAGAGAAGCTATAGTGCAGCCAAATTAAATGGAAAACTTTATTAGGGTGTACCCTCAAGCACTGTCAGTGGAAGAATGTGATGCTTTAGTAAATGATTGGGATAACTTCCCAAGACCTCTTGAGGATGAACCAGCGTTCTTTAGCTCAAATGATATAGCAATGCGGAACGATTCTCAGGTTCAGCTTGATGCGGTATTTCAGGCTGATACTCAAGAATCGCAAGCTCTTAAAATTAAGTATTATCAAATACTAGAGAAAGCGGTTACCAAAGGGAGAGATGATTATCTTAGTGACTTAGGTCAGTTGGAGATGACTCCTCTTGAGCTAACAGGTTTTAAAGTACAGAAATATGATGCATCTAAGGGTGGAGGGTATTACGTATTCCATTACGAACGTCATGGCTATAGCTTGCATAAGGATTCTATCAGACGGCAATTAGTTTGGATGGTTTATCTTAATGACGTACCTGAGGGTGAAGGTGAAACTGAATTCCTATATCAAGGGCTAAGAGTACAACCTAAGAAAGGTGATTTAGTTATATGGCCCTCAGCCTTCACACACACACACCGAGGTAATCCTGTGTACACAACAGACAAGTACATAGCAACTGGCTGGATGCTGTGGCATAAACAGTCTAGTTAATCAACAAGGGGAATTATGAATAGATTGCTTAAAGAGGTAGCCCTATGCACCTTGTTAATTACATCCGCAGGGATAGCCTCTGCCGAACCTATCGTGACTGACTCTACGACTAAAAGTACAGTTCACACGACAGGCTCGGTCACTACAACGCTAAAGTCGCCACCGCCATCTGCTATATCACCGTCCCTTGGTGGTAGTAACTCTGATTCATGTACGATTGGAGTGGCAGGGGCCGTACAGACGCAGATACTGGGTATTTCAGCAGGCACTACAACCCGCGACCTGAACTGTGAGCGATTGAAGAATGCTAAGACACTCTATGATATGGGTATGAAGGTAGCCGCAGTATCAGTACTATGCCAGGACTTACGGGTATTTGATGCCATGATAATGGCTGGAACACCTTGTCCATACAACGGCATTATTGGTGCTGATGCCAAAATAGCTTGGGAGAATGATGAGGAGGAAATACCTAAAGAGGAAGTCATTACCAAGTACGACACGAAAGAGTTTTTACTTAGTTTAGGTGGCGCAATCTTAGGTTTGCTTCTACTACTATGATTAGGCTAGTTGTTGCCTTGCTAGCGATCTACGCGACAAGCGCCCACAGCGAGTATCTATACGGCCTGACAGGGAATATGGCAGGCACCGGACATACTTGGGGCATGAATATCGGGCCTAGTGGATCGCAAAGCCTAAAGATTAACGGGGTGTTTTATCAATACACGCCTGTGAAAAACATTGAAGATGACATGCTAGTTCATGTACGTAACAAGCGAGTAGGCGGTGGTTATATTTTCTCAAGTACAGATGATTGGAGTGGGCTGCAAGGCGGAATACCCATCACCAAAGGGTTTGTTATAGATAACCTGCCTATAGAATTGTGGGGCGATGGATCGATTGATATTGAGGGTACAGGATCGGTTGTTGATGCCAATGTAATTTACAGCTACAAGTATAACAACGACTGCCTAACGCCTATGTCAGACCCCTCTTGCTCTGGTTATATTGATGCTGTGCTGTCAATGATGGGCGAAAGTAAGATCGAGGCTTACGACCCATTGGTCGATGAAAATATCAACGATGTAATAGATGAGAAAGCCGAGTTAGATGAGGATGTTCAGCAAGAAGATGAAGAGAAAGCTGAGGCTAAAGACAGGTTGCAGCGCATGTTAAGCGGAGTCAATGACTCAATTCTTTATGCAAATGTAACCTCTCAAAATATTTTGATGTTTGCAATGTCTCGTAACAATAATCTAAACCCTTATTACGATAAGAAGTTATCTGGCGGAACCTACAAAGAGACAGTTGTTCTTGATGGCGGTCAACTACCTGACAACAAAAAAGGCGCTAGAGCAGGACTGGCACAGCAAATATTACACACCAAAATGGTGAGTATGCAGTATGACCCAAAGGAATAACCCATGAAGAAGTTACTAGTAGTAGGCTTAGTGCTTGCAGTACATATACCAGCATTTGCAACGGATACCCCTATTGTAGGTAATGTCCAGACTCGCTGTCTCATTACAACCGATACCAATGGTGTATTTGGTAACCCCCTACCTAGTAAGCTAAGTACAGCCTCTGCTGACGGTGGAGTTGTTCCTGTCGTACGCTACGATGTAACTCTGGCAGATGCTTATTTAGCAAAGGTGACAACCCCTACTGCGTTTAGCGCAAGCCCATCTTTATCAGATTCGGTAACTTGGACAGGATCAACCGCAGTCACTAAGACAAGTGATGCGGCTATGTCTGGCTATGAGGCAGCAAAGGTTACTTACGGCTCAACGACTCAGTTTGACTTAACAAAGGCTGGATCAACATGGTTCTCGTCTACCGCTACGGCAGTGTATGGCGTCAGTAAGTCATTCCCTGGAGGCAGTTATACAGCTATCGTATTAGCTGAATGCATTGCTAAGTAGTATTAGGCTAACGCTGCTACTGACACTACTTCCTTTTGGTAGTGCTGTAGCGCATGAAATGCTACCAACATACCCCACGTTTACTCAGTCATTCATGGCAGGCATCTCTGTCACTACACTGAGCATCTTCAATAAAAGAAAAGATGTCTCTTACTATGAGATAGGGGTGTTTACAGATGAATGGGAGCCTATCCCATTTGTATCCCAATACACGGTGATACCTATGAAGTACTTAGACACAGTATCCTTTGATATTTATGTAAGCCATTTGTCACTAGACTCTGTTGAGTACATCTGCTCTGTATCTCAGCTAGACCTCGGTGCTACGGTGTCATCTAAGATTTGTTCGAGAGTTAAGTAATGGGTAAGCTCGTACTTGCAGTATATGTAGTTTTTCTGGGACTACTGATGCTAAGTACCACTGTACTTGCGAATAACTCGCTTTCTCTGCAACTACCCGGCAGTAGTGGTAGCTACCAGTCAGACAAGTTTAAGACAGGTGACCTGGATTGCTCTAATGCCATAGGTGGTACGATCAACCTAGAGTTCGGAGTTACAGGTATCATTAATAATGCTACCAGTCTATGGAGCTCTGCCGGCAACACTCCTAAGTCTAAAGATATTGGTGTATTCGCTAGAATCATTATGCCTTTGAATGCACCTGAAGAACGGATCAACTGTAATACATTATATTTACTAGAATTAAATAAGAAGCGTCTTGAGATAATGAAGTTAGAGACTGAATTAAATGCTCTTAGACGACTGCAGTTAGGGGAATAGAATGGCAGAGATAGAGTACGGTGGGGTTAAGTTAGGTGGTAGTAAGCTACTTTTAATAGTACCACTTATTGGTACCATCGTAGGCGGCCTATGGGGCGGTTTTGAGGTGTATCAGCGGTACCTTGATATGGAAGCTAGGATCAGCGGCTTCGTCTCCCCAGACCTCTCAGAGTACGATAAGCGCATAG